CCCTGTTTTATCCCGTGCTATCCTGTTGATTTTTCGTGCTGCCCAGTCCATAAAATCCGTGCTGTTTTGGGGCGTTTTTGTGAGAGTGCATCCCGAGTGCATCCCAAACACGCCCCACAGGCTCACCAGTCCGTGAGCCACCCGCGCCTCACCGCCCGCTCCCCCGCACGCCCCGCAGCGCCCAAGTGCGCCCGCAGCTCAGCGTCTGCATGAAGGCGCACCCGAAGCTGCTCCGGCGCCCGGTAGCCTGGAGCCACAGCGTCAGCGCATCGTCGTGTTCCTTGAGGTACGCCCGCCGCAGGTGCCCGCGCCTCGAGTACACGCGCCGGAAGTGGCCGGCATGCGCCTCAACCCAAGCGCACGGCGCCCAGCCGATGAGCCGGTTGTCAGGGCCGAAGATCGGGATCTCGGCGGTCACCCGAAGCAGCGCTCCGGCGCTCGCGCAGGTCGTCGGCGATGCGGCGCAGGCCGTCGTGGATGAGCCAGCGATCCAAGTCGTGGCGCTCAAGCCATGCGGGCGTGATGCGCCGGCGAATCGCAAGGTCGCGCCGGATCTCGCGGCGGCGGTCAGAATCGAGCCAAGGGGTGATGTGGAGCATGATGCACCTCGAGAGAAAAATCGGGGCGGCGGCGAGACCATGAAGAACCGCCGCCCCAGCCAGCCCCGCGGAGGAGGAGCGGGGAACTTGTTCGCCGCGCGCCGGGGAGGCGCCACCGGCGGCGTGGGGCCGGCCGATGGCGCATGGCTGGCAGCAGCCCCCGGCGCTTCGGCCGGGAGCTTTACGCCGGGCCGGTCAAGCCGTGTGTGCCGAGCTTGACGGCCACCGTAGTGGTGTTCGCAGCCGCGGGCTTGATCGCCACACCCACAAGTGGCTTCGAGCCCGTGCCGGCAGTCTTGGTGCACGCCGTGCCGGTCCAGTAGAGCAGGTCGCCGGCGGCAATGTTGTCGGCTGCGACCTTGGGCAGCGTGAAGACGCCCTCGGTCGCCACTTCCAGCGGCTCGCCCTGGGCCGCGTCGAACGCCGCCACGCCGCGGATCGCGCCCACGGTGATGAACTGGCCGCTCACCACCGCGGCAGGGGCGGTGACGGTGATGGTCTTGCCTTCCTGGATGAAGTTCTTCATTACTCAAGCCCTCGTGAAGTTTTGATGGTGAATACTCGCTTTTCGCCCGCTTGCGTCAGCTTCGCAATTTCGCGGTCGATCAGTTCCAACGCCTCGCGCTGGCGTCCGTATTCGACGCTTCGCTCGCCGAACTGCACGCGAGTGACGCCAAGGGAACGGACGATTTCATCACGGCGCTCTTGCAATTCAGCCAGCGTCATCACGCAGCCCCCGAATTCTTGTAGGCACCGCGGTGGTCAATCGCACCAGCGCCCAAGTGCCACACCACGCGGAATTCGGTCCCCAAGGTGTTCCAGCCCGGCCGGCTCTCGACGCGGGGGCCCTCGTAGCCGGAAAGCTCGGCGTATTCGAAGACGGGTGCGTCAGACGGGTCGCAGAAGACGTACCATGCGGTGTGATTCTTCAGATCGAACCGCGGTTCGACCAGCGGAATCAGCCCGCGCGCCGCAGTCTCGGCTTCGGTCGAGCTTGTCGGATACAACTGCGCCAACAACTTGTCCACGACAACTTCGTCGCGCGCGGAGATAAGCAGATACCGCGGTGTCGCGCCAATGGGATTTCCACTCGCGTCCACCTGCCTGCGGATCGCGAGCTTCGCCGCAGCAATGGCGGTATCCGATGGCGCCGTGCCTGTGCTCGCAAGGTTGTTGTGATCGGCGTGGAAGACACTCTTGTTGTCGGCGAGCTTGGGGTTTGCGATGATCGTGTCCGCGAGGAATCCACTGAACCAGGCGCGCGCCCCGCGGGCGATTTTCTCGCTGATGTCGCTGAGCGCCCCCACGTCGTCGTTCACCAGCGTCTGGAAGCTGATCGAGAAGCCCTTGGCATAGGAGCCGAGCTTGTAGCTCGCGAGCGCCTTGCCTTCGATGGTGCCAAACGTCACCTCGCCGGCCTCGTTCACCAGCTCCAGCGCCGGGCCGTCCGACGCCTCCAAGACGTGCCGCGCGCGGAAGTCGGCCATCGTGGTGCGCCGGAATACCTGCGTGATCGGCGAGGGCGCCGCGCGGAGCGTGAACAGGCTCTTGTTGAAAAGCTCCGCCAGCAGCGCCGAAAAGTCCGAAGTCGTATGCATGGCGCGCGTCAGCAGCTCCGTCGGGCTGCCCAGCGTGCTCAGCCCGCGCTCCTGAAGGATGCGCTTCGCCAGGTCGGTGAAGCGCGCATAAGCGAACTCGCGCCCTTCCTTGGGCTCATGCGCGGGATTGATGCGGCTGTACAAGCCGTCCGCCATGCGGGTGACGAGCCCCTCGGTCGCGTCCCTTGTCACCACGGCCGGGCCGCGGTTGTCGATCACGGGCTGCCGGCGCGCGGCTTCGGCGATGAGCTCCGTGCGGATGCCATCAAGGTTTGCGTGGCGGGTAGCCACTTCGTCAGCCACCTGCTCGGGCAGCGCCAGAGCGGCGGCGATGTTGCGCGCCTGCGTGAGCAGGTCGCTGTGATCTGAATTCATACCTCCACCTCCATGTGAACGAATAGTCGCCGCCGGATCGGCTCCCAGCGGTACGAATGAAATCTCTCGCGGCGTCCAGCGCGTCGCGGTCTTCACGCGCTTTCCGTTCTCGCGCGTCTCGCGCCATTCCTCGACGCTGTAGCCCACGCTGACGTTGCGGATAATTCCCGCGCGAATATCGGCGATAATTCCGGCAATTTCCGGGCGATTTCCGAAGCGAATTACCGCCTCGCCGCGCTGTCCATCGACGTGCGCGTCCTCGACGACACCCAAGATCGCCTCGACGCCCGAGTAGCGATCGTGATTGTTTAGCACCGGCGCGCCGCGCAGCAGCGACAAGTCCACGGCCTCGGGCGCAAGGCTCAGCCGCTCGATGTACTCGCCGCTCAGGTCGCGCCGGGCGACGTCCGCGCCGGCCGAGAATACCACGCGGATGGTATTAGTTGACGCGTCAAACGTTGTCGGCTCAAACGTCGCGCGGCGGGTGAGAAGGTCGGTTGTCATTGATCCTCCGTTCGGCGTTGATCTTTTCGAGCAGGTCGCGAAGGTCGGCCAGGCGGCCGAGGCGATGCTCGGGGAGGCTCCCCAGCACCGCCTGAAGGCGGCGGGCAAGCTCCCAGGCGTGCGCCACGGGCCCGCGGCCGCGGTGGTGGTGCCAGTGATTCGGCTCAAAGTGGGTTGCGGTCATCATGCTTCTGCTCCTTGTTCGGCGGGCACGTTCTGCCCTTGTTGAGTGCGCCGGCGCGGATCGCTGTCAAGCACAAGCCCCAGCTCATCCGCGCGCGCGTTGTCGGCGGCGATTTCGGCGTCCACATCCTCAGCGCGCCAGCCGGTTCGTCCGATGATTTCAGACCGGCTTGCGAAGCCGGCCCGGACGCGCAGAAGGTCGGTCAAAACTTCCGCGCGGCGGTCGAGCATTTCGATCTCCGGCGCCACCCATCGCCGCACATCTGTGTCGGCGTCGCCCGGCAGCACGCCCACGGCGCGCGCGAGCTCGCTCCAGCGGCGAAGCACGGGCTCGCAGAGCATCGGGATGAGCAGCCCGTACTGGATGCTCTCGATGGTGCGCTTGAATTCAAGCAGGCCAGCACGACCAGAAGCGAAGGTGACCTGGCTCAGGTCGCCGGACAGGATCTCGTAGGGGATTCCCAAGCCGGCCGCGATGCGGCGCAGTTGGGTGCGGACGAAAGGATCGAATGCGCTGTCCGTAGCCGGAGGCTCAGTGAATTCGATGCTCTGCCCCGGCTCGAGCTTGATCACTGAGCCCGGCTCAAGAGTCGGCAGCTCCTGGTTTGGCCCCCAGGGCGCGATGCCGTCGGGGGTCGTGATGAATGCGGTCAGGATGGCGCCCACCTTCGCGCGGACAAGTCCGGCTTCGAGGTAGCTCCCCAACTCGTTCAGCGCGATCAAGACGGGGGCGAGCCACGATTGCCCCCGCGTCGCGCCGGGCAGGAGCCCGCGGTAGACGTGCAGGCACTCGGACGCGGGGACGTAGACGCTCTCGAGGTTCGCGCCGCTCAGCGCCGGGTTCTGTTTGAACAGCCAGTATCCGGCCGGGCGCAGGCCGTCGTAGCGGATGCCCGCGATGGTTGTCGCGTCAGTCTTCGACTCGTCCAGGAACTCCGGCCCGAGCACCTGGAGGGTCAGAGGCACGCCGGGCGCCGTCTCGTCCACGCGCAGCACCACGAACGCTTCGCCGGCGACGATGGTGCTGGTCAGGACCTGCATGCCGACCCCGATCCAGTCGAGCCTGCCGCCGGCGTCGCACGCCCGGCTCCAGCGCTCCCACAAGGTTTGCACGGTGCGGTCGCGGAACAACGGCGTGATGCCCGAGCCGCCCCAGGCGGCGTTGGTCAACGCCTCCACCGCACGGCGGGCCAGCGGGTTGTTCCCGAATTCTTGCGCCGCCCGGGCGCGCAGCACGGAGGGATTGCTCCACGGCGAGTTCGGGGCCCCCGGTTGGGGGGCCCAGTCGGTGAGGCGCGACACAGGACGCGCGGCGTCCCACTGGAGGTAGCGCTTCTGCGGCGGCGGGGCGGTCAGCGCGCGCCAGGCGGCTTGGAGTCGGTTAATCATCCTTTGTGGCAACAATACCACACCCCCGTGTCAAAAGCAACACGATTGTTGCGTGTGCTCGCGCCCCCGCAATTGCCTGAATTCCCAGGGGCTTGCGCCACGAACGGAGCATTTTCGGCCACTTTTTGAGGGTTGCGGCTAGCGCGCGCGTGAGACAGGCCCCACCCGCCGCGGCCTGGCCCAAAAAATCCTTTGGCATCTTCGTATCCTGTTGATCTTAAAACAGGTTGCCTTGCTCAGCACCATGGACGGCAGGCTCAGTACACCTTGATCCGGTGGTAGAGGGTGATGTGTCAAGTTCGCCGCGCTCGGTGAGCCAAGCGAACCGGAAGCGCGCCCACTGCTGGACGCATGGGTCGAACCGCTCCGGCGTCGCCAACACCATCGCCATGCACTCGTTCAAGCGGTGGCGCCACTCGTCAGCGGAGATGTAGTTCCGCGCGCGCATCGTCAACCGCCCACAGTGGCGTCCTCAAGCGGGGCATAGAAGGGCTCGGCAGGAGGGTAGTCATCCAGGAGCCACTCCACACGCAGGCGCTGGCCGAATCGCCCCACAGGCTTGTCCCACCATTTCGGGGGCGGCTCCCAGCCGTCCAGGAGCTTCTGGAATGTTTTGCGCTCATCGATGGTTCCGTCCGGCTGGTACACGATGAGCCCCCACCAGCTCAGTCGCTTGAGGGTTCGCCACCCGATGCGTAGGTCTTTACACAGCGCTGTCTTGGTCATACCCGTCCTCCTGTTCGCACTTCTGGAGCCTGTTGAGCCACTCTCGGACAACCTCGAGCTTGGAGTAGTAGATGAATGGCTCGGGCGGTTCGCCGAGGTCGCGGAACATCAGGTTCTCGCATTCGCTTTTGACGTTGTTGATTTTGTAGGTCAGCTTGATGAGCTTGTCCACGAGGCGCGCCTGCCCCCGCAGGAGGGAGATTGCCTCACCCAAGGCTTGGTCTGCCTCTTTCAGCTTCAAGGCGATGAGTACGTGGTCTTCAAACGTTCTGCGCGGTCGTGTTCGCACGGCGAGTCCTCCTGTTATGTTTTTCAGTGGTCAGATTGATTCCTTTTCCTGCAAGGCGTCGCCGGATGCGGCTTTCCGCGTCGGGGGGCTCGCAACCCCACCCACAGGCGTTGCCCTGGAGGTCAATGATCTCGTCCAGCGCGCGCACGAGGTCAGCGAGAATGGCGTCGGTCGCCCAGCTCTTGTGAGAGATCTGCGCGATCCAGTCCAGGATCTGCGCCGCGCCCAAGCAGCTATCCAGCGAGATGCTGTAGTAGTAGCGTTTGCAGAACAGATCGCCGAAGCGCGGACGGAGCCGCCACTCCCCCCAACGGTAGCGCGGCTGCTCTTCGAGCCGGACGTCCGCCAGATCAATCCAGTCGATGCCTTCAGTCTTCGTCATTTCTTCTCTCCTTTACCGGTCAAAGTGGCCCACCTTGCCAAAAAGTGGCCCACCTGTGGCCAACCTTTCCAAGGCAGGTGGGCCACCGATAAGTCCTTTCCAAGCAGTGATTTAGCCGGGTTTTTCGGCCGGTGGCACACGTGGCCCACCTCTCTCTTACCTTTAGGAGTAACTCCCCCCGCTCCCCACCTCCCGGCCCCCCCACCAAGAACTACTCTCCGCGCGTATATAGGTGAGCCACGTGTGCCAGGTGTGCCACATACGAATAACCGCACGTAGAATCAATAGGTTACAGGTGGCCCACCTGTGGCCCACCTGTGGCCCACCTTTATTCGTTCTGGGGTGCCACATAAAAGTGCTCCCTTCGCCCGCCTACTTGGCGTCGAGCCCTGCGCCATCCAAGGCGCGCCATGATCATGCCGATTCGAGTCTGCGCGCCCTTGGTCTGTTGGCTCTTGGGCAGGTCGAGGCAGGATTCCAAGAGCTCTTGCGTCGAAACCTCGTCCTTCATGGCGATGTAGCGGCTGATATGCGCCTCCCAAGGGTCGGCCGAGTACCGCTCGTCCACAAGGTCGGCGGCCGCGGATTCCAGCTCCTGTGGAAGCCACCACGGCTCGCCAGCGCCGAACAAGATCATGGCCTCGGCCCAGATCTGGTCGCGGTCGCGGGCCAGCGCGTCCACGTCCACTCTTGGGCGAGTCACGCCGCAGCGAACGGGGATGAACCGTCGGCCGCCCGTGGGATCGTCCAGCCATTCTGAGGTGTTGGTCGAACCTGCGAAGACGCAGGTGCGGGGATGCGGCGCCGGCAGCCGGTCGTACGGTTTGCGGAAGCGGTCCACGGGCTGAGAGAGGAAGGACTTCACACTCTCCCATTCCGCGCCGCGGAAGGCGCGAAGCTCGCTAATTTCGAGACACCAGATGCCCAGCAGCTGTAACATGGCGTCCTTGTCTCGAAGGTCGGGCAGGTGGTCGGTGAACCAAGGCTTGAACAGCGCCTCGACGCTGCGGCTCTTCGCAATACCCTGCTTCCCTTCGAAGACCGGCATCAGATCAGCACGACAACCGGGCCGCATGATTCTGGCCACGGCTGAGATGATCCACCGCTTCAAGCCATCCGCGACTACTGGGTCAGGCTCCGCGCCGTAGTACTCGGTCATGCGCTCGATGCGCTTCACGCCGTCCCAAACAAGCCGGCTAAGGTACTGTCGCACGGGATGGGTCTTGCGCTTGATCGCCGCCACTCGCACGCCATCCATCGCGATTTGCGGCGTGACGTAGATGCCATGCACTTGGAGCCAGCTCGTCAGGCAGCTCAAGTCAGAATCAGCCCACACGCCGCCGGCCGCGCGCCAGGGCAGGTCGCGCCGAACCTCGATCCAGCCGCTGAATTCATCGAGGACAAGCGTGTCGCGCAGCTCCGGGGCGAGGTCGAAGGCCAGCTCTACTGATAACTGGCACGCGCGGATGCCCGCCCGGGTTCGGGGCAGTCGATCAGTCCAATCCGTAGCGCTCTCGCGCTCGATGCGGACGCCCGGGGCCGGCCGCTCGATGCCCAGCAGCGCCAGCGCCGAGGCGGCTGCCTCTTCGCCGATCAGCAAGCACAACGTCGGCCAGCCCGTGATCGTCTCGCCCGCAGCATAGCGCCGGTAGCTCGCCTCCACTTCAGCGGCAGCTTGCCTGCGGTCGGGATCAGCGGGCCACAGACGCTCGTAGATCGCAATAGCGAGAGACGTAGCTGTCTGCTGCGAGACACCACGCGCGGCGAGGCATCCTGCCAGCGCCAGGAATGCGCGATTCCGCGCACCTTGCGGCGGCCATGCGGCTGCAAGGATGTCAGCCGCCTGCTGTATCGCATCGTCAGAAGCGCCCTCAGCAGCATGGCCGTTCGGCTTCGGCCTCGGCTCGCTGGCGTCGTCCGGTCCGAGCATTTCCTCCAACTCGGATAACTGGTAACGGCGGCCCTCGCCGATTACGGAAACGAGCCGCTCGTCGCCCTCGACCTTGCGGTTGACCGTGCCAGCCGGACGAAGCACGCGCGCCAGGTCATGCGTGGCGTCGATCGTCCAGCCATGCCGGCGCGCCGCGTCAAGCAACATCCCCTGCCAGCGGCGCACGAGGCTCGATATCCGCGCGCGCTCGTTGTCGGTCTCGATCACGAACGGCTCAGGAAAGAGCCAGTAGGCTTGCAGCCCGTGACCGGAGTGCACAACAAGGCTCGGCTCCGGCGCAGCGCCGCGCAGGAATTCCAGCGCCGTCTCTGCATCAGGCGGGAGGTTCGCGTTGCGATGCGCCTCTCCCTGAATATCCAAGTCCAGCCAGACGCCCGGCACGCTGATGACGTCCTCCGCCTTGCCCCGGCTGCCCGGTGGCGGTGCGGATCGCAAGAGGCAAACGCCGGTGTAGATGTCGTATTTCTCGGCCGCGCGCGCGATGTGCTTCCCTGCGGCCTCCAACGCGCCCTCGCGGCGCAGGTCAAATGCGCGCGTCGCCTTCGTTTGTCGCACCCAACAACTCAACCAGCCTTGCGGCTCGGGCCCGTGCAGGGTGAGCAGGTATTGCCGGATCGCATCGGCGTCGGGCGTCACCCGGGAGGCACGATTCGCAGCCGATGCGGCCGCAGCCGATGATGCCGGGGTGCTCATAGCCGGCCCTCCCTGATCGCGTCTTCCATCGCGATCACCGCGTCGAGGCGCAGGCTCGCTTTGTGCCATTCGCGCTCAAACCGCCCGCGCGCCCTCTGCACAAGCCGGCGCAGCTCGCCGCGAGGCAGGCTAGCCAGCACCTTCGGAGGCAAGCCCAAGACGCGCCCGGCGCAGCGAAGGGTATTGCGCGTGGCGCGATCAGCAGTGTATCCTGATACTGTAAGGGTTTCCACCATAGAGATTCCCGCCTTTCCCGGCCCGCCGTCACCAGCGGCGGGCCCCGCCGTTTTTGCGAGCATCACCGGCCCTCCTGGGGCTCCGGCTTCGAATCCTCGCCTTCAAGCCAGGCCATGAAGCGGTGCCGGGGAATCAACACCTTCCGCCCTACCCGCCGATGTGGGATCTCATTCCGGTTGATCGCCGCGTAGAGGCTAGCGCGGCTCAGCACACCATGAACCAGCTCCAACGCCTGCCGAACGCTCAACACCGCCGGCTCCACCCGTCCTTGCACGTTCATTTTCGTCACCTCCCGTCTTGTTTTCTCTAGCGCAGTGTGCTACGCTGAGTGTGTACAGCATCATGATACAGCGTATCAGTACAACGTGTCAAGGAACTTTTCAAGGAGCACGCTATGCGGTTGTCTGAGGCAGTTCGGGAACTCCGAAAACATTTGGGGGAAAGCCAACAGGCGTTCTCTAACCGCCTGGGGCTCTCGATTGCAACAATCGTGAAGTACGAAGCGGGGCGCGAACCTACCGGCAAAGCCCTTGCCCAACTTGCCCATGCTGCGGCCGAGGCGGGGCGTCACGACCTTGCCTATCGGTTCGCGCGCGCGCTGATTGACGAACTCGGGCTCGAGCGCCTCCAGCTTGGGATTTGGAGCGCGCAGCCAGCTTACGAGGTGGTTGTCAGTGATTTTCAGGAGCCCTACGTCCAGCACAAGGTTGACCCGGATGCGCCAGGGCTCATGCTCGTCACCTTCCGGGGGCCCGAGGCACAGAACTACGCTCGGAGCTTTTTCGAGACGTTCGGCCGCTACCTGTACGGTTCACCACAAGAAAAGGAGCAGGCAAAGGCGCTCCTCGAGCCGTTCCATCAAGCGGCTTTTCGTGCATGGAGGGGATCAAAATGACCGGCAGCGTCTACTTCCGCGGCCGCTCGCGCGGCTGGGCCTACCAGATCTATCTGGGGCGCGATGCCTCCGGCAAGCAGCGCCGCATCGTCGCGTCGGGCTTCCCCACCAAGAAGGAAGCAGCCGCGGCGATGCGGGAGCGGATTCGCGAACTTGAGGAGCAAGCGGCGCTTACCACCGGCGAGCCCCGCACGCTCCGGCACGTCGTGATGAACTTCATCGCCGATGCCGAGCGGCGGCTCGGGCGAAAGACGGTCGAGCGATACCGGCAGATGCTGCCGTACTTCCACGCCGGGCTCATGGAGACGCCCGTGTCGGAGATCACCACCTTGATGCTTGAGCGCGAGTACTGGCGGCTGCGAGAGTCCGGCGGCCGGCGGCGCAAGACAGGAGATGCGCGCCCGCTCGGGGCAAAGACGGTCCGGGGGATGGCGGGGCTGGTCAGCGCCGCGCTCAATGATGCCGTTCGGCTCGGGTTGATCCGGTCAAGCCCTGGTACTGCCGTGAAGCTACCGCCCATCGAAAACAAGGAGCGGCGTTCCCTGAGCCCGGAGGAGCTCGAGCGCTACTTCGCCGCCGCGGCCGGCCACTGGATCGAGCCGATCTTGCGCCTCGCCGCCAGTACTGGGATGCGCAGGGGCGAGCTTCTCGCCCTGACTTGGCAGGACGTTGACTTCGCCGCCGGCACGATCACCGTTTCGAAGTCGCTCGAGCAGACCAAGGCGGGGCTCCGGGTCAAGGAGACCAAGACGCGCACCACCCGCGTTATCCGCATCGGGCCGTCCGCGCTCGAGGCGCTCCGGCTCCAGCACGCCCTGCAAGATGATTGGAAGCGGGAGCTCGGCTCCGACTACCGCGACCAGGGGCTCGTCTTCTCGGCGCCAGACGGCGGGTTCCTCAAGCCAGACACTACCACAGCCGAAGCCTGCCGGATCGCCGAGCGTGCCGGGCTCAAGGGCGTGGGGCTGCACACCTTGAGGCACACCCACGGCTCCATGCTGCTGAGCGCCGGCGTGCCACTGCCTACAGTGTCGAAGCGGCTCGGCCATGCGAACCCCAACATCACCGCCGCGGTCTATGCCCACGCCCTGCCATCCGATGAGGAGCGCGCAGCCGAGGCGTTCGAGCGCGTCATCCGCAGGGATGCGGAGCCCCGCCCGGAACGGATTCAGTAGCAGAGTGCATCCCAGTGCATCCTGGAAATCTTAAGTGATTGAAAACAGGCAGGATATTGGTAGCGCTAACGGGATTCGAACCCGAAACGTCGTGTTTTTGACGGTGACAAGCTCTGCTAAGCTGTTGATTCTATTACACGGCCCGTAAGTGCTCTGGTGGCTGTTTTTCGCCTTTTTCCCTGCCGTGGCTGCACGATGGCTGCACGTCGGGAGCTGGCAGACGGTCAAGTCAGGCGGTGATCCGCGGCAGGGGAGAAATCAATGCAGGAGGATCAGAGGAGCAAGGTTCGATTGCGTCACGCCGCCAGTCCTGCAGCTTCGACTCGACCAAGCTCTTGGAAACAGCAACTCAAGCTCGGCTGAAGCACCCGGTTCCTGAGCCGCGGGGTGCCCGGATCGACAGCAACCTCTGAAGGACGACTGTTGCTGCTGGGCCAACGCAAGTCGATCGAATCCATGGCCGCCCGGCTCAACCAAGACCGCGTCCAGGCGGCGCGGCAATCGCTCCAGCACCCGGTGAGCACGGCGCCGTGGAGCGACGAGGCCGTGCTGGCCGCCGTCGTGCGGCAGGTGCTGCCCGCCATGACCCGCAAGCAGCCCGTCGTGGCCTGGATCGTCGATGACACCGGCATCCCGAAGAAGGGCAAACACTCGGTTGGCGTGGCGCGGCAGTACTGCGGGCAGCTGGGCAAGCAGGACAATTGCCAGGTGGCGGTGACACTTTCGCTCGCCACGTGGGAGGCCAGCCTGCCGGTGGCCTGGCGATTGTACCTGCCGCGGGAGTGGGCCGAGGACCGGGCACGGCGACGGCGTGCCGGCGTGCCGGAGGAAATTGAATTCCAGACCAAGCCGGAGATTACACTCGCGCAGATTGCCGGGGCCTTGGATTCGGGGCTGCCGTGCGGCGTGGTGTTGGCCGATGCCGGCTACGGCTCCGACACGCGGTTTCGCGAGCGGCTGGCCGAGATGGGGCTGCAATATGTAGTCGGCGTGCAGGGCAGCGTAAGCGTGTGGCGGCCTTGCCGTGCGCCGTTGCCGCCGAAGGCGCGAGGCCGCGTGGGCAGGCCGCCGAAGCTGCTGCGGCGGAGCAAGCATCATCGGCCCGTGTCGGCGCGCGAGCTGGTCATCGAGATGGGCCAAGGGGCGCTGCGGCGGGTTGCCTGGCGGGAGGGAAGCGACCGCAAGCTCCAATCGCGCTTCGTGGCAGTGCGGGTGCGGCCAGCTCACCGGGACTACTGGCGCGCCGAGCCGCATGAGGAGTTGTGGCTGCTGGCCGAGTGGCCCCGTGGATCGGCCGAGCCGACCAAGTACTGGTTGGCGAACCTGCCGGCGGAGACAACGCTCGAAGAGCTGGTGCGGCTGGCCAAGCATCGCTGGATTGTGGAGCGGGACTATCTGGAGCTGAAGCAGGAGCTGGGACTGGGGCATTTTGAAGGCCGCTCGTGGCGAGGGTTTCATCATCACGCGACGCTGTGCATTGCGGCCTACGGGTTCCTGGTGGCCGAAAGGAGCCTTTTTT